ACTCATTTCTGAGCCTCTCGATTTCCTTTCTTCGGCTGCTGCCGGCCCCTCCCATCCTAAGACAGGAACGCTTTCGCTTGGCAGCTCAAACCGCGATCAGGTCGCACCTAGGTGGATCCCACCCACTTCGGCTTTCTGGACACCCCTCGGCATGGGTTGGGTTGGACTTGCGTCCCTGGTCAACTGGCTCAGTTAGCGACGACAAAACGGTGAGCAGCCTGCCGGACAGAATGCCCCTTTTGGGCGACGCACTATTCTTACGCCATAGACTGTCCTTACCCCATAAGCACACTCCCCCTCGTTTCGTCCACCCACTCGCACCAGATCCCAGCGCCTGACTATCTTAGAACCCCGGGGCGTCAATCCCGGCTGCCCCTCAGGATAACCACCTGTTAGGGCGCTTTCGGTCACTCGAATAGGGCGGGGTCGTGATTCCCGAACACTATCCCATGTGCTCTGCCCCAATGTTTTTAAGATTTTAAGGAATTCCGTTAGTCAACTTGCGCACGAAGTAATTCAGTGTTGTCCCTGCCAGTCCCGCCGTGGTTCTGATTGGGTTCACCAGAGAAAGAGCCTGTTCCAAGTTCTGATAGAGCAACCACGCAACGCCGTCCCACGCCGTGTAAAGGACTGATCCGATTGCGAAATCGACCGTCGCCCCCGCAGCGTTGAAGCAACCGGGCAACACCTCTTCCAACACAACCTCCGCCACGCGTGCTCCAACGTGGCTCCAATTGGGGTTGGTAAGAATGTTGCTGCCAGGCGCCAACACTGGAATTGTGGCAGACGATTGGACGTACTGCTCACCTGGATAACCTGGCTCCAGTTCAGGGTACATGAACACCACATCGTACTCGATGGAAATGTATCCAAACGCCTGTGGGCCATCCGCATTCGACAAACACACGATCTTTCCCTGCGACATGTCGCTCCTGTTGCCCACCACGCGGTCGGTTAAGTAATAGGCCTTGGGGTCTTGGGGTGGTCGACGATAATGGACCTCATGTGGGGCCCAAGCAGGACCCATGGCTGAGTACTGATGGTTCAACGCAGCGGTCACATTAGTGGCAACATTTTCCTCGATCTCCAATTCCACGTAAGTAGCGATCGCATTGGGAGCGATAGTTGGAACGGTCGGATGGTACTTGATGGTAAATGAGTCATAGCGGTACTTCTCGTAGGTTGCAGCAATCCTGGACAACCTCGAGTTGCGCCAACAGGCCGGGTTCAAGTCGAAGACACCAGCTATGGTTGAAAATTCCACGGTACCTAGGGCTCCCAGGAGCTCATGGCCGCGAAACCTCACCACGCCTTCGGAAACAGTTTGCATCGAGAACTTCGACGGGCTAAGCACACTACCGTTTGCGGCAGGCACCTGGACCCTTCTTTGGACCATTTGGCCAGAATTCTTCTTTTTGGCAGTCTTAACTGCGGCTTTGGTTTTCTTTTGTTTTGTCATTTTGATGGTGTATGGGATGCGCGCCAACTCGCGGACTGTTCATCTACCACCACCCCGTCGGGCTCACCCGTGCAGTCTCTTGGCATTTTGGTTAGCACGCTGTGCGTTTTGGGCGATTTAAGGTGGTAAACCCCATTCTACCATCTCTCTTTTTCAGGCCCCGTAAGGTTCCAGGGATGCATTATGGGCCAACCCTTGGATGGGGCCGTGAAATCAGCTGTCCACCTGCTGATCTCACCTTCCAATTGAATCTGATGGGCAACTGATATGCCGAAAGCCTTGGCGAAGCTGGTCCGCGTCTCGACACTGATGGGGATAGTGCGTCCACTCTTCCAGTCAGAGGGGAGCCACCCAGACAACCGGTAACTATCGGAGATAGCCTGGTTCAAGATTGGTCTCTTTGAGGATCTCTTGTTCATCTGACTGAGGGTCAAGAACAACAGCCTTTCAAGGTAGGGTTGGATGACGGGTGTGCCTCTAGCTAGTGACAACTCGCCCAAACAGGTTGTGTACACTCGCTTGAGGTAGTTGGAGACTCCTTGCATCTTGTGGGTCAACCCAACCTTGGTCATGACCTTACTGGGATTTCGGATCATGACCCAATCACCCCCTACCCTCACTGGCCTTGCCTGGCAATAGTCAATCTCCTCGAATGAATCTGGCCTACCCTCTATCTTGACCTCCATGCCCAGTTTGTCGAAGTGGCTTATGATGAAATCGTCACTTAGGTCACCTTCATACAGAAAAACGCTATCATCTCCGTTCACGTTCATGGCGAACCTCCGAAGCCCG